TTCATTAAGTCCTGAAAGTCTACGTTTGGTTCGTAATCTATTATTTCGTAATTGTCTTTCTTTCGTGTTTTAATAGGCCTGTATAAAACCGCTAACGCTTTGTGATAGTTTTCCCAGCTTTGAATGTGTGATTCTAAGTCTACGTATTCACCAAAAGTAATTTCTTCAAGGTTAGGAATAAAACCAAATTCGTATTGGCCTAATTTAAACGTTCTTTTTAACTCTGGTCTTTCACTAAACAACTTAGTAAAATGCTGTATTAAATCATTTAAGTCAGTTACTTTTATTTTAACAACGTCTTTTAAATCTATTCCGCAGAATATTTCAATCATTTTCTGCGCTATAAATTCTTCGTCATTAGAATTTGTTTGCACTTTAATGAAGTCCTGATACCTTTTTAAAGGTATTTCGTCAAGACTTGTAGGTATGTTTACTTCAACCTTCATAATTATATAACTTTATTTTTTATTATCGTAGTAAGCCTTTGCTACTCCATAGGCTTCGAATAGCATTCTAATGTGTAACATCATTCGTTGTGGGTTGTCAAAGACTATTCGTATTTTCTTATTCGTCTTTTCGTAGATAAACGCTTCGACTACTGCTATCGCTTCGCGTATTTGTGGGTCGTTCATCGTATAAAGTATTGTCCGTAGGTAGTGTTTAAACCTAAGGTTTCCATTTCGTGATAACGTAACGCATCTATAGCGTGGTTAAAATGGTCTATAGGCTTGTTTAAACGCATTCCTGTTTTATCAGTGTCCCAACAATACGAGCGTAATTCTTTAATTAAATTACCGCTGTTTGAAGTAACTAAATAGTTTTGGCGTTGCATAACATCTATTCCGTAGTTTATTGAATCCTTGCCTTTTGTTACAGGTTTAATCGTCTTTCCGTAGCGTCTTATTTCTTCGATTGATTTAGGTTCTGCACTATCAGCGTATATTGTTACCTGATTAGGTAACATTTTTGCTATGTCGCTGTTTAACATTCCTGTTCTATAGGCTAACTCATTTATGATTCGTGTTCCGTTATAATTGTATACTTCAATTATAGCAGTAGGGTCATTCGTGTAACCAAAGTCTAACCCTATTCCGATTAACTTCGCTTCATTTGGAAGGATATCTATTTGCTTCCAGTTATTAAATACTACGCCTTCTAAGCTACCTACTTGACCTTCACCGTATACTTTCCACCAATTAGCCCAATATGCGCTTGTAGAAGCCTTCTCGCGGTTCTTTTCTATTTGTTGAACTATTGAATCGTCTAATGCTTCGTTATCTTTGTAGGTAAGAATTATAAAGTCTGAATCAGGTTCGTCTTTTAGTTCTTTATGGACCCAAAATTCATTAGCAGGATTAAAGTCTAAAAAGACTTCTTTTTTTGTACGTATTGCTAATTCGTTATACGCTTCGAATGGAACGTTATTGCACTCGTTAATATAAAGTATGTCACGCCTTGCACCTCGTAATTTAGAACTATCATCAGCGCTAAAGAACTCTATAAAACTTCCGTTAGCAAATTCGTATTTTAGTAGGGTCTTATTAAATCTATCGTCAAAGAACCTGCCTGTCCATTTCATTATCTTTTCAAAGTCACGTAACGCACCCCTTCTTAAATGTGGTATTGATTCAGCTACTATGCTTATTTCTAAACCTGCAGTCTTAGTGGCTTTGTCTATAAGTACAGGTAAAATACCAAAAGTCTTACCTGCTGATGTTCCACCTTGAATTATTTTAATCCGTCTTTTTAAAGACAGTATCTTATTTATTGCTGTCGTTCTCCGAAACATCAGGGAATAATGGTTGTTCGATATTCGTTTGCTCTATTTGCTCTTTTAGGTTGTTTAGGCGCTGTGTTATACTTGCGTTGTATTGTCCTACCATACCTCCCGTGATTTGGTCTTCACGTATTTCTTTGCGTATACGCGAACAGATAGGTATAAATTCTTCGTATCTTTTTTCTATATTCTTAAAATATTGTTCTACTTGTCCTACTTCGTCCCAGCAAAAAACTTCAAAGCCTTCCATTGTTAGCGGTCTTTCAAGTGGTTCTGCTCTTTCTTCAAATTCTTTACCACCGAATACGCTTTTAATTCTTGGGTTAGCTTTTACGTCTTGTTTGTATCTTATGAATAGTTCGTATAGTTGTTCAGGACTATTTAAGTTTCTTGGTCTACCTACTTTTGCCATTTGATTCGTGTTTTTTTAAGTTTTCTTCATAACTTGTTGAACATATCGCCAGTCTTTGGTCTATGTCTTCATATTCTACTGTCATTACATCGTCTACCATACAACGTTGAATGAAGTCTTTTTTTGATTCGTCTTTTCGTGGTTTAGGAATGGGCATCTGTACTTGTTTTAAAATAGTTTAAAAATTCGTCTTCTGTTAGTTCCTCTACTCCAAAGAAGTTATCACAGTCTGTTTCTACGTAAATAATATGCGCTCTTTTCTTTTCTAAAGTACGTCTAATTATTTCAGCGTATTCTTTAACGTCTTTGCCGTAGTCAATTATAAAGTATTTATTTTCCGTATTCATCGGTTAATGTTTTTAACTTTTGTAAGACGTCACGTAGACAACTTCCGCAGCTTGTAGGTTGCATATTTTTATGAAAGGTCCTATTGTATATTTCTAATATTCTTAGTTGCTCACTTGGTCTCATTTGGTTTCGTGTTTCGCTATACCACCAAGTTAAAAATTCATATTCGTCTTCGTGTAAACATTCAGGTTTATTATAAGGGAAAAGTTCGTTTAGCTTTTGCTTACGTTCTTCGCATCCGCAATCTTCACCCATTACCCATTTTGCTATTTTAGCAATTCCTGTAACTTCTAATACTTGTTCAACAGTGTCTCCAAGACCTTCTGCTTGTTTTTTTCTTCTTGCCATTTGTTTAATATTAATTCGTAATCCGTGTTTTTATAGTCTTCGTAGTCTTCTCCTACATTTTCTTTTAAACGTTCCTTACAATGCTTTAACGTTTGAAATATACTCTTTGTACTTATTTTAGTTTCTTTGCTTAAATCACGTATTGATTTACCAGTTCGTTTGTATAAATCAAATAGCATTTGGTCGTACCAGTGCCAAGTCTGTACTTCGTTGTTTATGTATTTTAGTATTTCTTCGTAGGCTTCGTGTTTTGATAACTGCGTATCATCGTAAGCTAATTGACCTATTTCTTCAATACTTACTTTCGGGTGTCTCGCTTTGTGCTTTTCAAAGTCTAAATACATATTTCTAAGAACAAAGTAAACATAACTTTTATTTACGCTTCCATTTGTTATAATTGATTCAGGCTTACAATACTTTAACATTCGTAGGTAGCTTTCCTGCACAATGTCTTCAGCGTAGAAATATTCGCCGAAACTTTCGACTATGCGTACATACTCTTTGTGGTGTTTAGCTACTATGTTTAGCCATTTCATTTAAGCAAATGTATGATTATTTTTTAAACAAACAATAGACGAAAATATAAACAAAAGGTTGTTAATAAAAAAAACCCACTATAAAAGTGGGCTTCGACCTTCTTGGTAGTATTGTCTACAAACGTATTTATCTATCTTTTGTAAGGTGGATAAGCTGACGTCTTTTCCTTCTAAGAATTTGTCTAAGTTGTACTGGTGGAACTTTTCACCTTTTAACTTTATTTCTTGTACTATTTGGTTTCGTGTTTTTCTACGTAGTAACTCTTGAAGTAACCTCCGTAGAGTGTAGTCATCAATGTACATAACTAAAAGGGTAAATCATTCTTTACTTGTTCAGGTTTAATCCATTTACCTTGCGGTTGTTCTTCCGTCTTTTTGTAAGGCTCTGAAATCTTTACCGAAAAGTAAGTAGTTCCTTTTGCGCTTTGCTTAACCCATAACGCTATTTCTTTGTCTTGACCATCTACGTTAATAGTACCTTTGTAGTCTGGGTGCGTGTCAGCTTTTTTCTCGTTTTTGAAGATTGCTCCTCCATTTACTTTTGTTTCCATTTTTATTTATTTATTTGTTTTACTTTTTCTATTATTTCGTCTTTTTCCATCTTATTCTGATTTAAAGGTTTCGTTGTAGTATTTTTTTCCATCGTACCAATTTACCTCATTTTCCTCCGAATATTCATAAGGATTATTTTGACCTTCATTATAGGCGTCTATTATCTGCTCCTTCTCCATTGCTTTGGCTTGGTGTAATTGAGCTATCAAATCATCTATACACCAATGAGAAGCACCATTGTTTTTTTGCTTAATAAAGTATTGAATCATTTTTTCTACTGCTGTCTGTTTC